AATCTGCAAGTCTTTGCTTTGCTGGTAGTCTGTTATATCTTCACCAGCCTCGTTCACTTCATAAGGTAACCCTAAAAAGTTTTTACCATAATAAGTTCCATCAGGGCGTTGATATATAGTCTGTTCTGTATATGGATTGGTGTAAGGTAAATCTACATTGCTAGTATCACCCGCTATCTGCCCTAAAGTGCTAATGGGGCTTGTAAAGGCTTCTAGTAATCCAATTTTCTGATCTTGCTCCCTCAATGCAGCAACAGAATTAGCGTATGGAGTTGTTGGCGAATTGGAAACATCTGGAGGATCATTATATTTATCAAGCGCATCCTTCTCTGCCTGAGTCATACCAAGCATAAAAGTTGGAGTGTTACCTGCGGCTGGCTTATAAGTATTTCCTAAAGCTATGTTTGGCTGGAAATCAGAGGCTATATCATTAGGGTTGTTATCTTGACCACCACCCTGATCAGCCGCACTTTCATTGGCTTGTGTCTCTGCATAAGTCGGTCTACGCTTTGGTCTTTTTGAGGTCTTGGGAGCTAGACTGCTGCTACTAACACTTGGTGGACTATAATTTGGTACTTGCATCACTTAGACCCCGCTTCTTTGTTCATCCAAATGCCAAAACAACCAGTCAAGGCACCCATGCAAACGCTAACCAAACCAGCCTGTCCGTTTGTCGGGTCAGGCAAACCCATGTACCAATGCACAGATTGATAGGTTAAAATCGTAACCACCAGCATCATCAAGCGGGGAAACACCTTCCAATCGTCTATAAAGTTTTTAGCCATGTCAGTCTCCTACGTCGATACCGCTGCCCGTGTATCAACACGCAGCCAATTAGATCCATCACCAAACGCAACAACAGGGCTACCCGCTGCCCCATCAGAAACGTATATCAATGTGCCAGTCTCAACGGTTGGTAATGTTGATACTGTATATGTAGGCAGTGGCATACCCACAGTATTGTTTGCTGCCGTAGCAGACTTGAGCCTAAGAACCGTATTGCTCTCATATACGGTGCCAACCTCATCACCAGACAAAGAAGATGCAGGGATCTCGATGAGTATAGGCTTCGCTATAGCAGGGTTTGTAATCTGAGTTGCAAACACAGAGAACGCACGAACCACCTCTGCCATATACTGTTGTGTATACTGGGGCGGTGGTACAGGAAAGAATGGTACTGGAGCTATAGACATTATCTTCTCCCGTCAGATCTTATATCAACGCGGGGGATACCCAGACGCCACAATACATCTGCATCTGTTGACTGGACCTTAAATCTAAAACTACGGCCTCGCAATCTGGTCTGGTATTGACTCGTATACTGATCAACAGGTATATTAGATGTCTTTGTAATAGTATCAGTATTGGTTGTTTGAGCCACCTGACCGGGCGCGTTCTTGGCGCTTAAGATAAAATCTACCGTGGTATTGTTTACGTTAGTATCTCTAAAGTTGAGATCAGGAATAACTCTGGTCACAAAAGAGAATTGGTTCCCGTCAGAAACTCCAAGATCACCCGACTCGATAAAGGATGTCATGGCAACGCCATCTGCCTTTGCGCCCACTTCATGGTTAAACAGATAGTTGTCTGTACCTGTGCCCACAGGAAGCGCGGATATTCCACGATCCAACCATGCTGTGCGATCTAAGGTGCCTATATACCAGATGCCTTCTTGGTAGTTATAAACTACATACTTATCATTCTCATTAGAACTTGCAGACGGATAGAACCACCATATCTCAGAGAACGATATGTTTGATCCTGCAACAACCTTATCAGACTGTGCAGAGTTAAAGTTATCAAATACATGATCACGAACCGTACAAGGCAGACGTTGCACTGCACCGTTGTAAGCATAGAACTCCGCTGCGCCCATCCAATACACAGCATCATCCACCGCAACTGCCGCCTTTGGTGCAGCAATGCTTATGTTGCTAGAGATAAGGTTGATACCAAATGTAAACGGTGGCCCAATAAACTGCATTGCGTAGATGGCAACGTCAGTAAATACTAGGATTTGCTGCCTTGTTTCTACGGCTTGTACAATCTTTGAGCCAGAATCAATTCTCAAATCACCCGCTGTATTTGTGGTAGTGGGATACCAATCAATAGGATTTTCTTGACTTGAGAACCTGATCAACATTGGGTCTTGAGTTCCGTCTCCCTTTACTGTCGATGAGGTTGCGCCCAAGCCATCAGCACCAAAAGCAATCACATGCCTATCACGATCTGATAAGAGTATCTGTGCAGCTTTCTGGGGCACAGATCTTGGTGTTCCTGTCAGGGTAGAAAGCTCTATGCCTCTTGTGGTCACACCGCTTGTGGCATCCCAATAGAATACCTGACCATTACGCTCATTAAAGATAAGGTCTTCACCAAAGTTATCATGTGACCAAATACGCAAGTTAGATGCAGCGGTCTGTGTTCCTGTGGCGGGTGCCTCTCCCCAACCATTAAAGTTATCTGCACTATCTGTATTACCCAAGGTAAGAAATATATTTGCACCGTTACTATGTGTGGCAGCACTACTTCCATTAGTTCCGCGAGTAACTGTCAACGTATCCGTAGCGACTGACCCCACTGTCATAAGTTCACTGCCCACCAAAACAACATCGTTGGTTGCAAAGTTTGAACCTTGGCTTGACGCTACGTCTACCCCTGTCTCAGAGTTGTCTAGATCTTCTGCTATGGTGGTTTGGAATGCGGAGTTATTCGTACCGCCCCAAAGTCCAGCGCCCCAACCAGCGCCTTCAACAGAGGAGTTGAGGCCTGTTCCTATTTGGTAGGTGCCAACAGTGCTACTCCCACCGTTACCTGTATCGCTTCCGTTGGCGTTTACAGCCGTAGCGTTTAGACCGCCAGTAATAGTAATGCTGGGAATAGTGCTGACAGTACGCGCAGATATCTTGTACTCGTTGCCGTTTACTACTTCTGTTACTTGATATTCTTGGTTGAGTATAGCGGCGGTTATATTACCACCTAGAGAAGCTGCCCCAGAAAAAGTCACAAAATCATTTGCAACACAGCCATGGTTCACATTTGTAACCGTGATCACAGGAGAACCGTTTGTAGCAGCAAAAGTAACATCACCCGCAGATGTGGTTAGTCTGATAGGCGTAATGTCGTTATAATCTGTACCCTGCTTAATGTAATACTTCTGTTCTGTACCAACACCCAGAAACTTCTCTCCATTAAGGGCAACCCATTCATGCAGACCACGGCATAAGCCCAGAAAGGCGTTGCCTGAGTTCTTCTCCCAGCCGTTAAGTTTTTCTGGATACCCAAACCTAAAGCGCACCTTATCGCAGTCTACCCAGCCGTTCTCTTCAGAGTACGGGGTGATCTCTTTGTTTATGCCAGCTTTAAATCTAAGGTCCGTATAGGGCATTACGTGTTAACCTCATAATAAGTTACAAAGATTGCCCCAGATGAACCTGAACCAGTAGAACCTGCACCAACTTCTGAGGCAGAGCCGCCTGATCCTGCACCGTAATTATTCCCTGCATCAGAAGCACCCGCCGCACCACTTGAGTGTTGAACCGCAGCGCCTCCTTGGAAAGTAACACTTACATCAGACCCCCACTCTGAAGGTTTTGTGGGCGCACCTGTAGTTGCCCCTTTTGCATATCCACTTGCGCTTATGGTAGAACCATTTACACCAACAGAACCCAAGTTAGGACTACCACCACCTGTAGCTCCAGACGAATTACTGCCTATAGATAAACCGGGGCCATTCCCACCCGTGTAATTGTTTTCTCCACCAGAACCGGAGCCGCCTAATGAAGCAGGGCAAGTGCCCCAAGCACCAATAGTTGTTGCAGAAGAAGCTTCTCCCACAGGTAGCGTAGCTGTTACCGTTGCATCTATGGCACCCTGCCTGCCACCAAAACCTCTTGAGCCACCAGTAGCAGAGATGGTTGTGCCAGAACCCGTGGGGTTAAATGAGGTAGTACCGCCGTTTCTTCCTGATATAACTGTTCCACTACCAGCGGTGTAAGAAACTCCAGCACCCCCTGCGCCAATAGCAATGCTTGCGCCGTTAACTGTAAGAGAGCCGGGAGCGTCACCTGTTAGGGCTATAGAACCGCCTGCTCCGCTACTCAATGTAAGATTGACTTCTACAAAATTATTACTTGAATCAGCATCCGTGACAGTTTGACTTGTGTTGTTAAGGGTCGTAACATCAACGCCCAAAGATGTAAAAGCAGATGGCTGGGATGTTAAATTAGTAATTGCAACTAAGCTACCTATAGAAATGTCGCCCGGTGCCACCTGAAATCTAACTTTTACGGCGGTTGAACCGCTGGTTAAAACTATTTGTATTCGTGCGAAGCTTGAAGTAACGGATGTAAGATCGTCTTGTACAGAATATCTGCGAAAAGCTACACCCCCCGCAGCCCCGCCTGACGCAACCTTTTCACGACCGCTATCCGTAGAGTGACCGCCGCCAGAACCACCACCACCTAAAACATATACATTATATTGTACACAACCTGATTGTGCTGGAGACCAAAAAACACCACTTGTCTTTACTTCTGTAGTGCCTTTTTTCTTTAGTATCCTGTTTTTACTACGGAAGTCGGACATTTTAAGTGCTGATCCAGCCGCAGGCAGACTACTAGGAACTGGGTTAGTACCCCCATTAAGATTTGCATTAAGAGATACAGACCCAGTAAGGCCATAATAATCACGCAACTCACTCATAGATATCGAGCCGCTTGCATGTCCAAAGTTATCCGTCGAAGTTATTGTCATTATAAGCTACCAAAGGATGTTACATCACCCGCAACAACTAAATTCCCGCTAGTATCTATCCTAGCTAGTGAGGTTCCATTGTACTGGATTACTAAACGGTTGCTACCGTCTACTTCAAAAGTCCAATCTTGAGCGCCACCAGTAAGTTTAATTTCTCCCCCTGCCTTTAAATCTGCCCCTGCCTCAATATCCGCAACAGCGTAAATATCGTTGTCTGTCGCAGCTTGTGTATCACCCACTCTCAGACCTTGATGTACATTTACACCTGAGCTTTGAAGAAGAAGTTGATTAGCGTCTCCATTTGTACCCGCTTTAAATAAAAGTTGACTTGAAGTATTCGCGTTGATTTTTCCAGATGCTACACTCCCACCAGATCTAAATTCAACATTCCCACCACCAGCGGTATCTAATATGACGTCTTGGCTTGAATCCAAATGAAGATCATTAGAGCCAATATTTTCAATTTTATTAGTGTTAAGTGCTACCGCTGCTGTGATATCTCCCGCAGAATATATATCATTACTACTGGTGGCAGGTGATCCACTACTACTAACTACAAGTCCATTCAAAATTGGATTAGCGCCAAGCAACCTAGCGTCAGGCACCGTACCACTACTTAAATTAGAAGCATTTAAAGATGATCCATTAATCTTACTATCAATCTGCGTCTGGATAGCAGACGTAACACCATCAAGATATCCTACCTCTGTGTTGGTGACAGGAGATACGCTAACAGATCCCCCGCTATCTGAAATCAAAGCTCTGTTCGCGGTTAAGGATAGAGTGCCCTGCTTACTATCTATTTGCGTTTGAATGGCAGAGGTAACGCCATCTAAGTATCCAAGCTCCGTTGCAGTAACCGCAGATACCGCGATATCTCCCCCACTATCTGAAATTAAAGCACGGCTTACTGTTAGATCTGACATGCGAATAACCGCCTTGCCACCCATGCCAGAATGGTTTGTGCAATAATAATACAAAACAATAGGAGCATCTTGCTCCAGCTTGACCTGCGTGTAAGCACCCGCGCTTCCCGGCGTTCCCGCTGTTGTAATTCCTGTTGTAAACTCACTGCCCCCAGCATGAGTTCCGTTTGAAGTTGTGCTAAAGCGTAGTGGGTGCCCACTATTAGAACTATCTGATTGATCAAACCTGTATGTGACAGAAGGCTTTATCTCTACCGTCTGTTGTGAGGATCCATCTATATAATATTTATTACCTGAACCGGGGTTTGCTACTGTAACCGTTACAGTCCCAAGAGGCTGCTTTGCATCAATCTGAGTTTGGATTGCAGAGGTAACACCATCAACATAATTTAACTCCGCAGCCGTAGCGGTGATGGATGTGCCAGCTATTTGTAGCGTTGTGGCGTTTACTTCGCCAGATGATCCGTAGATTACAGCTTTACTGTTGGCGATGGTGCCCGCACCAGAACCATCTAGCAAATTTAATTCTGCGCCAGATGTAGTAACGCTAGTGGCACCAACATTAAATGGACTAGATAAGTCTGTTACGTTTTGAACCGCAGCGGTAAAGTCGGTTACTGACGCGCCAATGCCCGCTCCATCTGCAAGGACAATAGAACCTTTACCAACCTCAATCGTTACACTATCACCAGATCCTTGGGTAATGATCAAAGCCGCATTTGTAGCGTTAAGGATCATATATACTCTGGCCTTATCATTCTGTGACAAGGTTACTGTGCATGTACCGCCGGGGGTGCCCGTAAACCTTATAGCTTTGTAGTGCCCGTTTTCCGCAGAAGATGGCTGCGCCGATAGGGCCAGAATGTAACTGGTGGAGCTTAGAGTAATGGACTCAAAGCCATTAGCTGCCCGATCAAGGATTTGCAGATTGACGTTTGTGCTAGAACCCCATGTTCCAGCCTCATCACCTGTGGTTATCAGTTTAACGCCGTTTGCGTCTGTATATGTAGCCATCTGAGCGCCTATCTAAAAAGTTCAATTGCACTTAATATACGTTTTATTCTGTTTCTAAGCAACAAGGGTCCATTGTGGATCTTGTGCTGGTGTGATTGTTACAAAGTTTGGATCTTGATCTGGAAGTATTAGACCGTAAACAGCAGCGCCCCCAATGAATACGGTTATTGAAACTCCCTCTACAGCCTCTCCTAGTTTCATCGTAACATCCTGTCCAGCGACACTGAACTGCCCGACATCTAAAACTTCTGTAAATTTAGCGTTTGCGTCAAAGCCTGTTAAAGAAAATGATCCTGCATCTAAGGATAATTTAAACGCAAAGCCCAGATCAACATCCTGCCCAGTAAGAGCAAAGCTTCCTGCATTTGCAAAAATAACTTTATCTACTTTGAAATTAGCCGCTTGACCTGTAAGAGCTATAGACCCTTGATCTAATGCAACGCTACCCTCAAACCGTGTAGTGACATCCTGTCCTGTGACAGCAAAGCTACCCACCTCAAGATTAGCAGTCTTTTTAAAGTTTATAGCTTGGCCCGTTAAAGCAAACGAACCGTGATCCATTGCTTCGCTTACTTTTTTAGTTGCGGTAAATCCTGTAAGAGCAAAACTACCAGCCTCTGCATTCATAGATTTCTGGAAGTTTAAGTTTTGTCCGTTTGCTGCGAAGCTTCCATGCGCCAACTCTTCACGCATTGCAATCAGTGTATTTACCGCCTGCCCTGTGACCGCAAATGATCCCCTGTCAGGCTGCGCCCGCAAGGCAATTACAGTGCCCGTATCTTGGCCCGCCAGAGCAAACGATCCAAAGCCAATAACCCTTGATACCTTGGTGTCCACATTCTGCATTGTAAGCGCAAATGATCCCTGATCCAGTATGGCACTTACATCAAGTACAGGAGAAAAAGCCTGACCAGAAACTGCAAAGCTACCGTGATCTGCGGTCAACCTTATAGCCTTTTGGAAGTTGGAGGTTTGCCCTGTTAAATTAAAACCACCCGGCTCAAAGATTTCACCTATAAGACCAAACGCAGCCTGACCTGTTACGGCAAAACTTCCGTGATCCAGTATAGCACTTACATCTAATACAGGAGAAAAGGCTTGACCTGTAAGCGCAAAGGAACCTGCTTCTGCGCCACCCGGTAACGCTTTACCCGCAACTATGCTGTTTTCTTGCCCAACTACAGCAAAAGAACCTGTCGCAAGACTTGCGGAAACATTTAGAGGCGCAGCCTGACCCGTAACTGCAAAGCTACCCACTCCAAAGTCTTCATTCATAGCTATGTTAAGAGTAACTGTCTGACCAGAAACAGCGAAGCTGCCTGTGCCAAAACCATCACTGAGGGCTATATTAGTTCCCGCCGCCTGACCTGTTGTTGCAAAAGACCCGTGGTCTAGGCTAACAATTCTAGCTACACTACCAGAACCCGCTAACGGGGCACCTGCTATGGGGGCTTGTCCTAACATAGCAGGAGGCTAACATTGTTTTTAGTTTGAGTCACCCTCATATCGACAGGTCCACATGGTCAAGCTATACTTCTTTCCCCCACGCAAAGGAAGAACCTTATGTCCATGTGTTACCATAGACGGAAACAAAATGCACTGCCCAACTTTTACATCCTTGTTTGTAAACTCTTGTCTAGGAAAAACAAGCTCCGCACCAGCGTAATCATCATTAAGCTTTACGCTGCCTGTGAATAAAGACGCATCTGTATGCAAACCTAATTCTGTCTGTGTGTCCATAGAATAACGCATAGTAAACGCATCACGTAACCCAAGGTACGCTTCTGGATACCAATGCTTCTCGCATATCTTACTAAGCTTGTTAGCCCATAGTCCTGATATCTCGTTCCACAAAGCTAGTTCTTTGAGTCTTATTTCTTGCGCTGGAAACTTATCACCATCAAGCTCACCCCATCTACCAAGGCCTTCTGATGCTTCAATGTACTGTTGGCACTGAGCCTCTGACATAAACTCCGTCACCAGTATTTCTGGTGCAATCTCTTCGTACTCAAGGCCCTTATGGAATACTGGAGATAATACGTCTGCCTCTTCTACATAACCAAATTTATCTGCAAGATTTTTAAATCTTACCTTTGCGTCATCGCCACCATTTCCATGATAGATACATGGGCAGCACATGCCGTTTGATAGTTGACCATTGATAATCTCAATATCGTCATCACACTGAAAGATGTATCCTTCGTAATCTAAATTAGCAGAAGCCGTAGATTGCCAGTCAGATGATAAAAATCTTTTTTGCATCCATAGTTGATCATCAGAGTCATTGGGCACGGCCTCATTAAGAAACTCTTTGAGCATACCCACTTTACCTATGTACGCGCCGCTGTTTAAGTACCTATAGATTGTTGACAGAGGAAATTGTGACGCCATCGTCGAATCGGGCCAACAGTTCTTTTCTGCTGCGAATATGATATCCGCACCCATATCCTCATATCTCTCTAAGATAGTAGGCAGCGTATCGTTTATGATAACATCATACCCATCAACGAACAGCACAACATCTCCATCATGCAGCGATTCAAGGTGGTTGCGTACAAGGTTAATCTTTTGGCCCCCGCCTTGGACTTCCATTGTGCCGCCCATCCAAGTTACTTGGCGACCTAGATTTAAGTACGTTATCCCGTGCGCTTTTGCAGATTGCTCTAAAGCCCACATTTTACTTTGATCTGTTCCAACGGTTAGTACATGTACCTGCATTGATTCCCCCTCAATCGTGCTTGGTCTAACTTCTCTTGGTATCTGCTTTACCACCTCTGGTGTAAAGAAAAAGTTCGATTGAACTTTTAGCTTGGCAGGCACCCACTCATCTACAGGGATGATAGCATCCTTGTAGCCTTCTATCAATCTCTTGGCGGTTTCTGGTCTAATAGCGTAAGCATGACAATTATACCAATAGCCAAGAGTATTAAGACGGTATCCCAACCAAACGCTGTCATGCTCCTTCAATAGGGTGTCTACCGCATTAGGGTCAATGCTATCGTAGACTGCATCTTCTTCAAGGATTATCCCATTGCGATTAGATGCCGCTATCTTTTCCCAAACCTTGAGGTGGCTAACAGCGCAACCAAACTCCGTAATCAACAGGGGCCTGTAGAGTATTGGATCACGCCACTGCGCGTCTCTAATGCAGCCCGTCTCCTTCTCTACCGTATCCCAATCTTTTCCCCGTGCGTCATAAGCAGACCCATGCAGAGAAATCTGATAGACTATTGCCACCTTGGACCTTCAAACCACGCAACAAGACTTTTTCTTGTGCCTCTTGTTATAGGCAAAACTCTATGCTGCAAATAGCTTGGGAAAACTAGTACGGTTCCCTTGAGGCGAGATGAAGCGTCTGGTGTTTGGCATTCCGCAAACTCAAATCCCCCGCCCTCATATTCGCTTGTGTCTGAAAGCTGAACCGTGACGCTTAATTTCCTGTCTCTAAAATTATTGCCGTTCCAGTTTACATCTATGTGCCAGTCGTAATGACCACCCTTATCAGCGTGATATTCTGTAAATTGAATGTCACAAATATTTTCAACTTGACAGTGAAAAGCATTTTCGTTCGCAGCTTTTACATATCTCCAGAGAATATCTTGAACCTCTGTGTTGCCGCTTAACCAAGCTACATCACTTGACCTTACGCTCGTGTCTGCATTGTTAAAAGTTGTAGCAGCTTTTGTGTTAAGCTTTGCCGCTTTTAAAAGCACTGTTGAAAGATCTTCGTCAGATAATCCACCAGACCACATCTGCCAATTTTGCCTCATTATCCCCCCACCTAATGATAGTTACCAAGTTACATTAACGATCCGTTGGGGGTAAGTCCAATTCTTTGCTTCCGTGGAAGTTAAGCCACCGCTTACAGTGGCAGTTGGTCCTAATTGGGCAAGCCCTTTTGTACCCGCTGAATTTATTACTATACGCCTTATGGCTTTATAAGCATCACTTTCAGAAGGAGTTAATACGTTGGTAGCTGCCGACCCTGCGGAAGTATTTGCATTAAAATCACTACTACTGCCATTAAACGTATCATCATATCTATGTATATAACGCTTAGTATATTGGTTTGTATAACCTGTAATATTTGTGCCGCCCGCGTAAGAAGATGTAGAAGACATGTCTACATCAAGACCAAAAATCCAAGTTCTGGATGTATTGTTAGTACTACCAGCACCCTGATAAACCCTGTAATCATAAACAGTCTGTGTGTATGCAGAAAGTCCACTACTCATTGCATTAGCTGATGAGCTAACAAGTCTTACAAGTCTTGCGAAAGGATAAAAAATATTAGAGTAGTTAGCAGAAAACATTATAGTTTTTAAATCTTGAGTTACAGCAATATTAAATGTTCTACTCATGTAATTTATATTTGTATTCAATGTTGACCAAGTTGCGGTAGATGGATCATAAGAAGTTGTCATTGAGCCGTAGATCAAACTTGCACGATTGCTGCTTGGTTGATATGAAATTAGAATCCCCTGACCACTGTTAAAAAACTTAAAGCAGGGGGGATTACTATAACTACCATAAGTAATACTAGTGCCACCGATAGTTCTTGGAAGAACGTAACCATTACTTGTTGTACCCGACAAACCAGTTTGCCCCACGGCGCTTGTTATATCCCAAGCTGTACTCATATCGTACCTATAAAGCGAAGCGTTACCAGCGGAGGACGTAGCGGGAAGTCCCATGACAAACATTTTTGTTCCATCATGGCTAAAGTCTGCCATAAAAGCATCATCACTATAATTTGGAAGTCTCATCCATTGAGTATTTTGTTGAGTACCAACATTCGTTGGCTGTAATTGAACTAAAGTTCTTTCTGATCCAAAAGTTGCATTTAATAAGTCAAAGTTATTTAATGCTGGCCCTGCTGATGCGCCATACCATTCATTAAAAGACATTTGAACGCCAGAGCCTTTTGAGATTAGCCCACGAATATCAGCATCGTTTAATGAAACCTGTGAGCCGCTAGAACCTCCAACCTCAACGTGCATTTCATTTAAAGATATTGCACCACTACTAGGAAGAGCCATTTTCTAAAACCTCAATCCTAGCCTTTAATTCTTTAATGCTTTCAACTAAAAGAGGAACCAGTTTTGCATAATCTATTGTTAAGTAATTTTCTCCTGACTCAGATTTTTGATCTTTCTCAGCACCAGTTTCAAACTCTCGTACATTTGCAATATCAAAAGGAGCTAGGCTAACAACTTCAGGCATTACAGCTTTTACTTGCTGAGCAGATAAAGCTACCTGTGTTTGACTACTAGTATACCCAAAGGACCGCGCTAAATCATTCTCTACATAGTAAAAGCCTTGAAGCGAGTTTACTTTATCAAGCGCGTTTTCAATATTAGCCGTTTTAGTTTTTAGTCTTTCATCTGAATAATACGCGGTTATGTTTCCTGTCGCACGTAAGTCAGAACTTACTTGAACAAAACTAATGTTGCTAAAATATACATTTCCAGCTTGCCCCGATGCTCCATAAAATGTTGCAATCTGAGCGCCCGCTCCGACGAACTCCATCTGATTTGAACTGTGAAATCGTATGTATGTATCTGTATCGCCATAATGATATAGCTTGCCATCAAGACCAATATCCTCAACACGGGTTATACCATATCCGTCATTAAAGGCTATATTATTAGTAAACGTACCACCACCAAAGGGGCTACCTGATGGTCCTGTTGGACCAGTCGGACCCGTTGGGCCTGTGCCGCCAGAGCTTCCTGTTTGCCCCTTCTGCCCCTTCTGGCCAGTTGGACCTGTGCTTCCCGTTGGGCCTGTGCCTCCCGTTGGGCCTTGCGAACCCGTTGGTCCGGTTGGCCCCGTTGGTCCGGTTGGCCCTGTGTTACCAGTTTGACCCTTTTGCCCCTTCTGTCCTTTTTGTCCTTGTGGGCCAGTCGGACCTGTACCGCCCGTGTTCCCTGTGGGGCCTGTCGGTCCAGTCGGGCCTGTTCCACCAGTATTACCGACTTCACCTTTCTGGCCCTTCTGACCCGTAGGGCCTGTCGGTCCGGTTGGGCCTGTGCCGCCTGTATTACCGACCTCGCCTTTCTGACCTTTTTGGCCTGTCGAACCCGTTGGTCCAGTACCGCCAGTTGGGCCTGTTGGGCCTGTTGAACCAACCTCCCCCTTTTGGCCCTTTTGACCTTGGGGTCCAGTAGGGCCAGTAGGTCCGTTTGGCCCTGTCGGGCCAGTTGGACCTGTGGGGCCAGTAGGCCCAGTCGGTCCTTGCAGAGCGGCATTGGCGATAGTCTGCTTTTCCCAAGCAGATGCACTCACATCGTAAACAGGAATAAGATCAGAGGAACCTGCATCTGTGCCCGTAGCAAAACCTGTAAGAGAAGATCCTACATTTGAGCTATCCGTTACGTCAGCATTGGTTTCTACAGTATCTAACTTTGTGCCATCCGTTGCAATATCGCGTCCATCCACAGTGCCCGTTACAGCCAAGTTACCTGTAACCGTGGCACCAGAGGATGTAGCCGCAACCTTGGTAGACCCTGCATTCTGCAAGATGTTTAAGTCACTGGCTACCGCACTAATAAAGACAACAGCGTTCCCCGCGAGGCTGATGGCATTATCTGAGTTTGAACTCTCCTGCACAGTCCTTGTAAGGGTTGTGCCAGACGAAGTGTATGTACCAGTTCCTATTTCAAAGTTAGAAAGTTCCTCAATAACGTACTGTACTACGTCACCGTTACTAACCCCAGCATCCGCGAAACTCTGAAACCCCGTAGACGCACTGCCAAGTGTGATTGTGCCAGTACCCGTGGTACTGGTTGTCATCTTGGCTCTGTTAAAGAGCTTCGCCATGATACTGCCTTATGTTAGTTGGATGACACCGTTGCTTGGGCTGAAGTCTAGGGTAAAGGTATCACCGTTGTTCAGCGTCAATGAGGTGCCATAGTCATAGTACCCAATGATTGGATCCGCTGGAGAAGTAACCGTATCATCAAAGATATAAATGTAACGGAATGGACCAACCGTACCAGAGGCAGTAAGCGTAAGATCTGCGACAACCAGCTTATATACACCACCAGACTGTGATGATGAGCTTGTAGTCAGGTTGCGAGAAGACACATTGCTGTAGCTAATCTGTGTGAGATTACCAACAATACCATTACCATCTGCGGTTGGGTTGCTTGATTCACTGCCCGGTGCAGTATTTGTTAAGGCTACAGCAAGCTGATCGCTTGCAAGGTCTACATTGTGGACTGCATTTACCACAAAATCGTTTACTTTTACAAAGCTCGCCATTTAGATAACTCCTATCATGCTATGCGAATTATAGCAGATGTGGCATCCGCTACGGGGAATTGTATTTCAAAGGTACTATTACTAGCAACCCTGTCGCTTCCAAAGTCTAACACAGCAACCGCTTTATTGGAAGCACTCGCGTTATAGATCAGCGCCCCCCTTACTGTAAAGCTTGCGTCAGTCCATGAAATATTATCAAAGTCCACAATAGCGGTAGTGCCAGAGGTCTTTGGAAATGTAGATGTAACTGTCAACGGCTTGCCCCCCGTAGTATACGCCGTTCCAGATGTATTGGTTATTTCGTTTGCTGTACTGAATACAGTCGTATCAGCCCCCAAAGATGCCGTGCTGGAATACAAAGCTATCCTAAACGTATGTGCTTCAAAATCATGTTCTGCCTTTAGAAGCTGAAGCTTAAAAGACGTACATGTTGTTTGAATTATTGCCATACCCTATCTCCTACGCGGCGGGTTGCCTGTATGTATCAGTTCTTAACTTAGCACCCAAGGTAGCCATATTTATAAGGGCTGATGAATATCTTTCATTATACAACTGAACCATATCGCCTTCGCCCTTCATAAACGTATACGCCTCTATGAGAGATCCGTAAAGCAATGTCGCTTCTGCATTGTCTCCAAGCCAAGATGTACTCGCAGTAACAATAGAAGGTGGATCATAATAGTAATGTAACTCTAAGTTATATGCAGCATCAGGCGTAGGGCCTAGCAAAAAGTTACCATGACCTGTTGCGGTATCTCCATCAAATATAGCATAATACTGAGGCAAGCCCTGCACTGTGGTATCAGGGAAAGCTTCACGCACAAAGTTTACCTCTTTGTCTAAAAGGTAATTGTACGTTGTACCATTGATAATAGCTAAGGAGAAAGTGGCTAAAAAGTCATCAGGCCTCGCAACATACTTATTGCCAGCATTTACATTGCCTGTGACGTTCCTGCGTAATTCTGGAATAGTGATATCCCTAAAGATCCGCTCTTCAGCCTGACGCACAAAGTTAGGGATATTGGTCACAAAGGTACTCTCTGTGTTCTCCGTATAGTCTTTGATCGCTTGCGTCAGTTCTGAATAGTTCATTTGAACTTATTCCTCTTGGTACAGGTTATCGAATATTTTATTGACATCCATAGTATAGTCTAAATCAGATTTTGAATAGTGTATATGTTGAGATGGCTTGAAGTCTGGGGCACCAGTACCAGTCTCAAACCACGCAGGATGAGTAACCCTTACACGATTATTAGGCAGTGCCACCACATTACCAGTCCACTCTCCAGCATCTAAAAGCTGCATAACATGACTTTGCTTATGTTGTGCTGGATCATCTGCTATCTCACTCTCAGAGTAATCAACAGTAAACATATATTTAGCAGGATACATATTCCCATCTATCTTTGCCAACCAAGGACATGGTGTTGCTCTATCCAAGACGTACACAGCGTGATTGTAGGACGAACAGTCCCAAGGCTGGGCATCATGCACAGACATGGCAGAAGGCCACTCATTGAGCGGCTCATCGGCTACAAGAGCGGTTATAGGCATTCTCGCCCACATTGCGCCACCGTGTACATTCTCATCCCCTTCTTCATCTGCCTCACATCCTGTAAAGATAACTTGAAAGCTCAAGCATCTGTTTGGCATTGTCGTTACCGCTATTGCCATCGCATGTAAGAACTCGCCGTGGTATTGTTCATGGTTGTGAGTATACTCACGGCGAACCCAACACTTGAAGTGCGGTATGTTACTCTGCAAATAAGCCAATCTATCCCCCCAAGTTGACTTTACTTTTTAGTTTTACCGCCTTTAGCGTAGCCCTTTTTCTTTTTCATCATAGCGCCGCCCATTCTTTTTTTGGTAACGCCACCCCTTTTCATCTTGCCTACCCCATCAGCCGCAAAAGCTGGAACTTTCTTTCCGTTCTTTGTGACCATAGGCATCTTGCCGCCAGCGGCTTTCTTCGTAACCTTGCTACCTGCTTTCATAGCTACAGGTTTCTTTTTCATTGCACCACCAGCCATTTTTTTGGTAACGCCACCTTTTTTATAACCCTTTTTCTTCATCATCGCCTTAACTCCTAAGTTATGTTGATAGTAACAGTTCCAACTTCAGCCTGCATAAACTGAAGGTCGTTCCAAACGGGATTGAACCCAAACAGACCACGACTCTCCTGCAAGGATGTGTCTGGTCTTGGGTTTCTCAGAGATTGAGGATCATTTATTTTAACTCTGCCCAAAAAGTTTTGTGGCTGATCTGGATCAACAACATCACGACCAACTAGAAATCCAGTCTTAACGCCGTTGCTGAACTCAGGAACAAGGTCAGACAAAGGATATCTAAACCCTGTCTTATCACAGTAGCCAAAAGCATATTTGCCTCTCGCGTAGCTCATCCCGCACCCATTATGTATGTATTAAAGGGCACAAACCTTATTGACGCTCGCTCTTCATCTTCACCTGCTGCAAGATTATACTGAAGCTCATACTCTTGCTTTAGTCCAACCGCCATCTGTGGGTTCTTTTTCATGGCTAGGTAATAAGCCATGCCAGCTACCAAACAGGGCACAAAGCGAGGTGGCACAGAAGATATAGTTGTACCTACTCCAGATGACAGCCCATCAATACCCTTTAGTCTATGGTAAGATATTGTGTAAGCTGTTGTGTTATCAGGAACAGGCCACAAAGTTACTTTTGTTTCCGTTGGGAGCCTTTGGACGTAGATTTGGGTCGGCCTACCTTCCGTGTTTTTGTTGGTTTGCTGGGCGTAGGTTGCGACACTGACTCTTTCGAGGGAGGTGTCGATTTGGTTTGTACCTGTTCCTGTACGGATTTGGTGTTCGATGATATCGATGGTGTCCGTAGGAAGGGTATACGTTGCCGTACCCGCTGTAACAGCGAGCGTACCCGCTTCAATAGTGAAGAGATTAAGACCACGGTTCTGCCACTCCAATGTTAAAAGATTTAAACTTCTTCGTGCGGTTTTAAGATCGTATCCAGTACGCATTTCAAGGCCAGCCCTTTCAAAGGCTTCCTCAAAGATCTCTGGCATGTCTGGGGTTACTACAGCCATTATGTTACTACGCTCCTAAACCGTTTGGTTTTTTCTGCAATTTTCTTAGGCTGCTTGGCAACCTGCTTGCCCTTCTTGGTGGCCTCGCGTTTCTTTTTCGTAGTAGCGGCGTACTCCGCAGAGGTCAAAGACTTGATAGCCTTCTCAGGAAGATATCGCTCGCCTGTAGCCTTGCTCCCTTGCGTCGATGGCTTGCCAGACTTTGTTCGCCACTTTTGCTTCGTCCAAGACTTCAAGCTCTTCTGTGACTTCTTGAGCGCCATTAGCTTTTATAGCCTCCACCTGCTTTTTTATAAGCCTTCGCCAACATTTGCGCTTTTCTTGCCGACCATTGCCCCGGTTTGCCGCCCTTGCCGCCAGCCTTTATACGGTTAAATATCCGCTTTCTTTTCTCTGGTTGAGTATAGTTGCCAGCTTCATTAACACGACTTTTAGATTTCTTCTTCGTCTTGCCACCTTTGCCAAAACGAATAATGTCCAAGTCTTTAGCATCATCACCTGTAGAGGTTCTGTTGCCTGTTAGTTGACTGCCCATCTGGGAACGAGAAATAGCCATTTAACATTTCCACCGTTTTCTTGCTTGCCTTAATCTACTGTTAGGATCTTTAGCGGCTTTAGGAAACTTCTTCATCTGTCCAGCAGAACGAGCGCAGAAAGATTTACGCCGCTTTGCATCCTTGCTTCCTTTTTTTACTTTACCTGTAACAGCAGTCTTTAACTTAGAGCCGGGGTTGTCCTTACGGTACTTAGCAACACCCTTCTTGGTCATGCCAGCACCAGATTTGGTAGGGCGCTTGTGACCGCCCTTTATAGTATGACCCTTCATGGTGCCCTTCTTCTCAGCCATACCTTATCCTATTTAGAAATGACCAAAGGCTGTGACCATATGAGATCCATCAACACGATATTTAATCACAAGACCGCCCTCAAATAAAACACCTTCATCTGGTATATAAACATCATCAGCAGCATTGTTTACGCCGCTAGTTTTAGTTCTAAACAAAACAGAACCATTCTCTGGCGTTAGACCGCTAATAAAATCAACCTGATGCGCTGCTGAATTTGATATTGTTGTGAATGCTTTTAACACAGCCCTGTTTCTGGTGATTTGTGAAACAGCTTGCGCTGCCATTCCTACAGATACGTTAGCAGCATACTGCGTACTACAGGTAGCTGAAGTTATTGTCTTGAAATAACTTGTACCTGTAACAGTCGCAGCGGCACCAGTAGATGTTATCACCTCAGTAAGAGCATCACCATTTGCATCAGTCCCAACTATAGTGACTGTCTTTCCGCTATCACCTGTTCCTGTAGTGGTAACGGTAAGCAATCTAGCAGTTCCAGCA